TTACTATTATTCTTGATTCAATATCTACTTGACCTGTAAAATAAAAACCTGCTGTGTGCATAGTCTTTTTAAATGCGTCACGCCATCTGGCGATAGATTGACCTACTTTAATTACATAAGAATAATCTTGATAGTATAAACTATCTTGTACTCTCATTGTTGTTTCTGATAATTTACCTTTTTCACTAATAAACACACCATCTGTATCAGATACAGACACAACATTTACTGTAGCTGTTGAAATATCTAATTTTGCAAGTTTAGATGTTCCACCTGAATTAGATGTAATAGTTTCATTTAATTGAAAAGTACCTGTTACATTTTTAATTCTTAATAGACCTTTATCATTATCAAACTCTGCAATTACACCTGTAGCATTACTTGTGCCACCTGTAACTGTACCATTTTGAATATAAGAACCAACAATACCTGTTATAATCATGTTATTAAAGAAACCTAAAACAGGAGGCGTTGGTGCTGTTTCGTAACTTCTACCTAATTCAGCAGTTTTTAATTTTACAATTTTTCCTATTTCATCACCATATGCTTTTACAATTGCACTAGAACCTGTAGATGATGTAACTGATACTGAAGGTAATGATGTATATTGTCCACCACCATTTGTTAAAAATATTTCTTCTATAGTTTGTAAGTCTGTAAATTTTTCTTGAACAATAGCATTACCTGAATATGCGTCACCTTGAGTTGTACCGCCTTCTAAAACTATTCTGTCTTCCGTTCCGTTAGCAGGATCCCTACTGCCTGCTTGGTCTGCAATACCACCATTTACAAGTTTTACAAATCCAGCTGCATTTCCACCATTTGTTCCTGTATTATTAAATGTTAGTTTATCACCTATCTCATAACCTGTACCTTTATTATCTAAAATAATTTCTGTAATACTTCCAGGTCCAATATCTTCAATTTGAAATAATGCACCCTCACCACCAGCTATTACATTAATTGTATCTGTAGTTTTATTTAATGAACCATCATTTGTAATATTTTTTGTACCAGGTATACCTGTAATACTTGCCTTAATAAAGTAGTCATCTGTATCGGCTGTTGTTCCTTGTATTTCTTCATTAATTAAAAATGTTCCTTGAATACTATCAGCATTTAAAATTAATTGTGTAACTGTAGAAGCACCAATTTGTAGTGTAGAAGTATTTTCTACAATAGCAGTTGCGTTTGAAGTTTGACCTGTTATTGTTCTACCAATTAATAGTGTTGCGTCACCTACTGTTGCAATAACCCTTAATACTTTTAATGAGTCAAACTGACCATCTGAAGCCTTAAGCATTTGTTCTCTAGGATAAAATGTTTCTGATTGTTCACCAAATAAAACTCTAAAAAACATTTCATGGCCACGAACTGAACCTTTTGACCTATAAAGTGATTTAATATTTTTAATTAATTTTCTTTTATCAATACCTAACGCTAAGTTTTCTGGCAATGTTGCCAAAAACTCATTTCTCATTTCTGTTAAGAAGTGATTAATAACTTTATCAGGATCCCTAAAATTAATTAAGTCTGAAATATTATTTACTGGATTAGGTCTGTAATTTGAAATTGTAGCTTGAGCACCTGAATTTTGACCAACAACTATTTCTGTATCAATAAATTTATCTTGTGCTGAAATTATTAATCTATTATTAGCAATATCTTCTACTAATACTACAGCAGTTGCTTTTGATGTTTGACCTGTAATAGTTTCACCTCTAGTGAATTTACCGTAAGTAGATTCTTCTAAAAGTATCTTATCATTTTCATCTAATAATGTTCTTGCTGTATCTTTACGACTAGAGTTTAAAACTAGATTGTTTGTTTGACCTGTTTCTGTTTCAAGTAAAACACCATCTGTGCCCTCAATAGCTGTAACGGATAATTCTGCTGATTCTAGAAGTTGATAATAGACTTTTAGAAATTCTGCGAATTTAGGATGGTCTGCAACGACAAACTCTGGTAATTGGTTGTTAAGTATCGTTGATATTTTTTCATTAAATTTTGCCATTGCTCATTAGTAGCTTGATGTTGTTGTGTAGCCCACACCAGCGTCAGCTGAACCTCCCACAAAAGTGTCTGCTGTTACGGTAATATTAGAATTTGCAATATCTATTTCTACAATTTGGTCTCTTACAGGTACAATATCATTTGATAAAGGAGTTATTGTTATCTCAATTAATGTAGATGTAACACCTCTGATATTAGATATTGAGGCAACATTTAAAGAGTTAAGTATAATTTCTCCGGTTGAATAATTAATTGTTCCTTGACTATCATTTACATATGTTCTAATACCAGATGATAAGAAATATCTTCTTACATTACCATTACCGTCATCATCAAAAAACATTTCATTATCACTACCTGTTACTTTAAAACCTGTAGAACTTAAAATACCACCGGCAGCCATATTATGTCCTGCATGAGGATTGAATAAAGCATTTCTAAAGTAAATAGCATATTTGTTAGAGGCTGCTATTGTAGGTGTAAAACTTTTTCTTATTTTAACAGTTGTAATATTTGATAGAATACTATTATCAGTACCATCAATTAAACCTGTTACTTTTGAGTGACGATATATTGAATCAAATTTTTGTAAAGTATTTGTATTATAATTTGTCAATGAAGATATAATTTCTGATTTTAATGTATCACTTGATTTTGTTGTTCCTGATGTATTGTATTTAACTGTTGAAGTTAATAGTACCGAAGTTATTTCTGGATCCACAATTTGAGGTACAACTGAAGCAACATTGTATGGTTTTAATTTATTTACTATATCTGCTTTTGTAGTTTCTGTCAATGTAGAACCTGAAGCAGCTTTAACACCTATTTTCACAATACCATATCTTGGTGTTTCATCATCTTCACCACCCCAAGCACTTACTGATAATGCATTTGGATAAATTGATTTAACTAAACTTTCATAATCTGTAGTTGTTACTGCTCTGTCTTGAGCTGCGTATTGTAAAGGTGCATTTAATTTTATTGAATCATTTGTTTCACCTGCAACACCACCTTGTGAAGCTGATACAGTTGAAATTGTAACATCTGAAAAACCACCAATTGTTCCTTGTAATTGAAAAGAACTTGCACCGTTTGATATTCCTTTATTTGTTACAATGTAATCTAAAATAATTATATTTCCGTCTTCTAGTGATTTACCATTTGTACCGTCACCAAAATAAATTTCATATCTGCCGTCTCGGCCTTCTTGTAAGAAATAAACTTTAGTATTTGTTGTTACATTATTATAACCACCTGCTAATGCGTATGTTTCAATAGATGTATCATCACTACTATTTTGAACTCTTACTTGTAAAGTAGATGTATCAACTTTATTACTTGGTAAGATAAACTTTTGGTCTGAATCTGTACTATCAAAAGTATATTTAAATTGAACTAAAGTACCTTCTAAAATTGGTACACTAGAAAATTTATAAACACCTGCAACTGGTGTAGTTGTAAAATCTGAATTTGTTATGTATTGATATGAAGTCCCGTCAACACTTGTTGTGAAGACTGTTCCTTTTGCCATTGTAATACTTGTGCCTGAAGCATTATTAATTATAATATCAATATTTGCTTGTGGTGCTTTTGGTGATGATGGTGTATAACCAATCATCTTTGCTAATGATACAATATTATTTCTTATATCTGCACTATCAAGATAAATTTCATTAGTTGCCATGTTGGCAAGATAAGCCATGTAGTGAGTATTGTAAGATAAAACATCTAGTAGAATATTTAAAGAACTACCTTCAAAATCGTAATCTTGAAATTCGGTTTGTCCTTGTAAAAAACCTTTTAGATTACTTTTGATTGCTTCAAAATCATAATCTGATACTACTAACTTATTTGACATCTATTATCTTACTCTCTGTAAAAATGTTTGCACTTGTTGTGGACCTGGTACACCTACTACATAAAAATATATATCAACAACTAATCTATTGCCGTCTTGGTCATCATCAACTTGAACATTTTGCAAATCTACTCTAGGTTCATAGTTAATTAAAACTTCTTCTATTTTTCTTTCTAAAAAAACTTTAGTCATTGGTGTAAAGTTTTCAAAAAGTAATTCTCTAATACCACAACCTAATTCTGGTTGAAATGGTCTCTCATAAAAATTAGTCTGTATTAAATTCTTTACAGCTCTTTTTATTGCAACTACATTATCAACAGTATTGACATCATTAGTTACTGGATTTCTTTCAAAGTCTAAATCAATATCCTTGAAAGGTCTGGAGTTTCTAGTGGTCTTATTTACTATTTGAGAGTCGTATATTGCCATAACGGTAATATTTATAACACTTTACTAACCGTTTGCAAAAACATTACCACTTCCACTAGTCATAGCGCCTGCGTCTGCACTATCTCCTATTCTTGCAACTGCAATACCAACAGCAAACACATTAGGCGAACCTACATTAACATTTGCTACATGGTCAGGACATGGTGGTAAAGGTGGATTTGGATGAGGTACAGTAGGGTCACCAATTCTTGCAACTAAAATACTATTTGCAAAAACTGTTCCTTGTCCTGGTGTATCTAAAGTAGTTGTACCAACACAAGCATGACCTGTTGATAAACTATCTCCTTTTCTACTAACGGCTGGCATTCTTAGCTTTTAACGCCTCTCTTCTTTGTTCTTGTAAAATTGATTGTCTTAACTTTCTACCAATTGGTATGATTATAGAATGACACATCTCTTTGCCCTTTTTACTGATATATTCAACACTTATCATTTTATCTTTAAAATCACCTTGAACGGACCTTGTTGCTTTCTTTAAACTTATATCTTCTTTTTCTTTTTCAACACCATCTGCATTCCAAAACTTAAATAA